AATAACAGAAGGACAAAAAGATGCTATCATTGTTGCAAGTCTTGGTACCTTTAGTACTGGCATTAATATTCGGAATCTGCACAATATCATCTTTGCTAGCCCGTCAAAGTCTCAGATTAAAGTTTTACAATCTATCGGAAGAGGGCTACGCAAATCCGATGATGGAAGAGAAACACAACTCTTCGACATAGCAGATGATCTTAAGCATCGTAGTAGAAAAAATTATGCTTTAGTTCATGCAGAAGAAAGACTAAAAATATATAAAAATGAAAAATTTAAATTTAAAGTCTATAAGGTTAAAATATGAAGAAAAATTTTAAACAATTTAAGATGAGTAATGGCGATGAATTAATTGCCGAAGTTCTTGCTCAAGAGCAGGATGAAGTGATTGCTCGTCATTGTTTAAGAATCTATTCTATAGATATGGGTCAACATACAACGTATTATACATTTAAACCTTGGATGCTTTTAAAAGATGATACGAGTGATCCAGTTTCATTGAATGCATTTCATATTATTGGAATTACTTTTCCAGAAAAAGATATGATAAAGCAATATAAATTTGCTTTAAAAAGACTTAAACAGCAAAAAGACGAAGAAGTAAATTTTGAAGAAGTTTCAGATTGGTTAGATGAATCCAACGAAGCTTCACTAGAAATGAATATGTACGAAGATGAAGAAGAAGAAGATAACGTAATCCCTTTTGATAAAAATAAGCTTCACTAGTATATCCGCCCACCACAAAAGGTACTCTATTATTATACCACAACGGGCAAGAATGTAAACCCCTAAAATGAAATATTTTAAAAAAAAAGTTGTTTACTTTCAATTCATTATATGGTAGAATAGTAACTATTGATTGGAGTATATTATGGCAAGAAAAAAAACTAAAAATGTACATTATGTAAATAACTCTGAATTTTCTCAAGCAGTTGTTGATTATGTAAAGACAGTACAACTTGCAAAAGAAAAGAATGAAACTTTGCCAGTTGTTCCTGATTATATTGCTATGTGTTTTTTAAAGATAGCAGAAAATTTATCACATAAATCTAATTTTATTCGATACACATACCGTGAAGAAATGGTTATGGACGCTGTTGAGAATTGTTTAAGAGCAGTTGAAAATTATAACATCAACGCTACAACTCGTACAGGAAAACCAAATGCTTTTGCTTACTTCACGCAAATTATTTGGTATGCATTTTTACGTCGTATTAATAAAGAAAAGAAGCAGCAAGACATTAAACAAAAATATATGTCGCAGTCTGGTGTTGAAGCTTTTATAATGTTAGGTGATGATGAAGGTAGCTCAACTGTAGCATCTCACTTTGTTGATGTTCTAAAAGATAGAATTGAAAAAGTTAAGATTTATGATACTGAAATTAAAGAGTTTACTAAGAAAGAAAAAGCTAGACGTAAAACTCGTTTAGCTGATTCTAATCTTGAGGATTTTATTGACGAATGAAAATTGCCGTTTTGAACGACACACACTGCGGAATACGTAATAGTTCTGAAGTGTTTTTAAATAATGCAGCTAAATTTTATGATGAAGTATTTTTTCCGTATTGTAAAGAAAATAATATCAAGCAAATCGTTCACTTGGGCGATTACTATGATCATCGTAAGTTTATTAATTTTAAAGCTCTCACCCATAATCGTAAGCACTTCTTAGATAAGCTAAGAGAGTATGGTATGTCAATGGATATTATTCCGGGCAACCATGATACTTATTATAAGAATACAAATGATCTAAATTCCTTAAAGGAACTTCTTGGTCACTTCATGAATGAGATTCATATTATTATGAAACCTACTGTTATGGATTATGATGGATTTAAATTAGCTTTACTCCCTTGGATTACTTCAGAAAATTATGAAGAGTCTATGAACTTTGTAAAAAACTGTAAGGCAGATTGGTTAGGTGGCCATCTTGAATTAACAGGTTTTGAAATGATGAGAGGTGTAAAAAATACACATGGTATGGATCATAAGATATTTGAAAGATTTGAATATGTAATGAGTGGTCATTATCATTGTGGTTCACAACAAGATAACATTCATTATCTTGGTTCTCAAATGGAGTTTTTCTGGAGTGATGCGCATGATCCGAAATATTTTCACGTTATCGACACAAGCACAAGAGAATTGGAAAGAATTCAAAACCCTTATACCTTATTTCATCGTATTAATTATGACGATAGCAGGTATGATTTTAATGATTACGACGTGGGCCAAGTTGATGGCAAATTTGTAAAAATTGTTGTAATTAATAAGTCTGACCTATTTACATTTGATCGATTTGTTGATAGAATACAGAATAGACCAATACATGAATTAAAAATTGCTGAAAACTTTAATGAATTTATTGGTGAAAATGTTGAAGACGAAGCGGTATCAGTAGAAGATACTGCCACATTATTAGACAGCTACGTTGATGCTGTTGATACTGAATTAGATAAAGATCGTATTAAATTAAATATGAAACGTCTATTAACTGAAGCACAGGCACTTGAAATAGTATGATTTTATTTAAAACATTACGTTGGAAAAACTTTCTGTCAACAGGTAATAATTGGACTGAGGTTAAATTAAATAGATCTAAGTCTACTCTTATTGTAGGACAGAATGGAGCAGGCAAATCAACAATGTTAGATGCATTATCTTTTGCATTGTTTGGCAAACCTCATCGTAATATTAATAAACCACAATTAGTTAATACAATTAACAATAAAGATTGTAAAGTTGAAGTAGATTTTACAATTGGTAAATCATATTTCAAAGTTATTCGTGGCATAAAGCCAACAGTATTTGAAATATGGAAGAATGGCGAGATGTTAAATCAATCATCTCATGCCAAAGAGTACCAGAAGATCCTCGAGCAAAACATCATTAAGCTAAATCATAAATCTTTTCATCAGATTGTTGTGTTAGGATCCTCTTCCTTCATTCCTTTTATGCAGCTTCCAGCACAACACCGGCGGGATGTTATCGAGGATCTTCTGGACATTGGTATTTTTTCTAAGATGAATATCTTAATTAAAGAAAAAAATATTTCTTTAAGAGATAAGTTAAAAGATATTACTTATGAGCTTGAATTAACAAGAGAAAAAATTGATCTGCAGAAAAAATATATTCATGAAGTGGAGGCACTTAGTAATGATCAGATCGAAGAAAAAGAAAATGAAATCTTCCTCGCAGAGGACTCCATTAATAACCTCCAGCAAGAGAATGCCACTACATCGGATGAAATCGAAAAGATCTCCGAGGGTCTTGAAGAAGGTCTTAAAAAGAACAACGATAAGAAGCAAACACTCCTCCACTACGGAGCAGAGTTTAATCAAAAAATCAAACAACTTGTCAAGGACTCGAAGTTTTACGAGGAAAATGATACATGCCCCACATGTTCCCAAGATATTAACGACGATCTACGATCGAAGAAACTCTCCACCGCCAAAGCTAAAGCATCCGAGATACAAAAAGCTTTGGACGATGTCTCTGAGCAGTCGTCTATTGTGGAATCAAATCTTAAACAGCTCAATGACACCTCAAATGATATCAGAACCAAAACCGCACTTATATCTGGCAACAATCGAGAAATCGTACGGCTGCAAGGACAGATTAACACTCTCACCACTGCCATATCAAAAATACGCGGCAATGATGGTGATGTAGCTAAATCTCAATCTGATTTAAAAGAATTAAATTCTACTAAAGATTCTTTACTTGAAGAAAAACTTACAGTAAATGAAGAGTATTCTTACAACGTTGTTATTGGAGAAATGTTAAAAGATACTGGTATTAAAACAAAAATTATTAAACAATATTTGCCTATCATTAATAAACTAACAAATCAATATCTTCAGATACTTGACTTTTTTGTTCACTTTAACTTAGATGAATCATTTCAAGAAACAATTCGATCACGGCATCGTGATTCTTTTTCTTATGATTCTTTTTCTGAAGGTGAAAAGCAAAGAATTGATTTGGCTCTACTCTTTACATGGCGTCAAATTGCAAAAATGAAAAACTCAGTTTCAACTAATCTTCTCATATTGGATGAAACATTTGACTCTTCATTAGATCATGATGGAGTAGATAATCTTATGAAAATCTTGTATACACTTGATGATGATACAAACACATTTGTAATCTCTCATAAAGGCGAAATACTTGATGGCAAATTTAAAGACAAAATAGAATTTTATAAGGAAAAGAATTTTAGTAAAATGAAATTTAGTGGTTCCAAAATCGAAGAATTTGTGGTATAATAGAATTGAGATATGAACGGAGTATAGAATGGATCTAAGCGAAAACACAATTCAACTTCTTAAAAACTTTGCGTCGATTAATTCGAACATTGTTATTAAGCCAGGACAAAGTATGACTACAATTTCAGAAGCAAAAAATATTCTTGCGTCTGTTGATGTAGAAGAAGAATTTAACCAAGAAATTGGCATTTATGATTTAAATGAGTTTCTTGGTGTTCTTGGTTTGGTTGATAAACCACGACTTAAAATTAATGAAGACCATGCAGTAATTGGCGACTCAACAGGTCGGTCAAAAATTAGGTATTATTTTGCCGATAAAGAAATGCTTACTAGTCCAAGTAAGCCAGTGAATATGCCAGTTGCTGATGTTAAGTTTCATTTAGATAATGATACACTTAATCGAATTAAACGAGCTGCATCAGCTCTTGGCCATAGTGAATTGTCTATTACACCGGGTGATGGTGTTGTAACTCTAACAGTTACAAGTTCTGATAATTCTACAGCAAATAGTTTTTCTATTGATGTAGTAGGTGATTCACAAGCAGATAAATACAACTTTATCTTTAACATCTCAAATCTAAAAATGTTAGCTGGAAATTATGATGTTGAGATTTCATCTAAACTAATTTCGCAATTTAAAAATATTGATAGCTCTTTGAAATATTGGATTGCGTTGGAAAAAAATTCTAAATATGGAGAATAAAATGGATCATTCTAAAGCCTATGAAACTATGAACAACATCGCTCGATCTTGCATTGCAGTAATTGATACAGTTACTCAACGTGGAGGATTTAAAGGTGAAGAACTTTCTACAATTGGTCAATTACGAGATCAATGCCAACATGCTATTCAGATTGTAGAATCATTTAAACAGGATGAAGCGTCTGGATCAGAAGACTAAAGGATAAACTTATATTATGAATGATGATTTTCTATGGGTTGAACGTTATCGCCCAAGAACTATTGAACAAACTATCCTACCTGAATCTCTTAAAAATGTATTTCAAAAAATTGTTGAGTCTGGTGAAGTTCCAAATATGTTATTTACTGGAACCGCTGGACTCGGCAAAACAACAGTGGCCAAAGCTTTATGTAATGAGCTTGGCCTCGATTACATTTTAATTAATGGTTCTGAAGAAGGTAACATTGACACTCTTCGCACTAAAATTAAACAGTTTGCATCTTCCGTTTCTCTTGGCGGTGGATATAAAGTAGTAATATTAGATGAGGCTGATTATCTAAACGCTCAATCCTTTCAGCCAGCTCTTCGTGGTTTTATTGAAGAATTTTCTAATAACTGTAGATTTATTCTTACATGCAATTTTAAGAATCGTATTATTGAGCCTTTACATTCTCGGTGCTCAGTTTATGAATTTAACACTGATCGTAAAATACTTGCACAATTATCCATGCAGATGATGAGCAGACTAAAAGATATTTTACAAAAAGAAAATGTAGAATATGAAGAAAAAACTCTTGCTGAAGTGATTATGAAATATGGTCCTGACTGGCGTAGAGTTTTAAATGAATGTCAACGCTATGCGATTAGTGGAAAGATTGATGCAGGTATTCTTGTAAATTTAAGCGACACATCATATCAAAACTTAATGTCTTATCTTAAAACAAAAGATTTTAAAAAGATGAGACAGTGGGTAGTTAATAATATTGATACAGATGCTTCAGCTATTTTTAGAAGTATTTATGATAGAATGTATGAAAATATTAAACCTCAATCTATTCCACAAGTTGTTCTTATTCTAGCAGATTATCAATATAAGAATGCTTTTGTAGCAGATCATGAATTAAATGTTGTAGCTTGTATGACAGAAATTATGGCAAATGTGGAGTTTCAGTAATGTCTAATAGACCATGGGAAAAAATACCGGGGTGGTTTACTACATCAAGTAAACATATATATGACACGGTAGTTAATGAAGCGCCGCAGTCAGCGCATTTTGTTGAGCTTGGAACATGGTATGGAAGAAGTTCATATTATCTAAATTTAATTGTTAAAGGCTCAGGCAAAAATATTAAAATAGACCATGTTGATTGGTTTAAAGGTAGTGCAGAACATGAGAATTATGATATACCTAATCCAGGAGATTTTAGAAAAAATTTATCTTCCTTTAAAGACAATTACACATTACATATTACAGACACAATTACAGCCTCATCTTATTATGAAGATGAGTCATTAGATTTTGTATTTGTAGATGCTAGTCATGAATATGAAGATGTGCTTAAAGATATTAAAGCTTGGTATCCTAAAATTAAAAAAGGTGGCATAATAGCTGGAGATGATTACAAGTGGGAAGGCGTGAAAAACGCAGTAGATGAATATTTTAAAGATAAAGTTGAAATAATTAATATTGATTATCTTAATTGGTTGGTGAAAAAATAATGGTAGCATATGATGGATTAAACAACGCATGCATTTTTGACTTTGAAACGTTGTCACAAGAACAGACTGATGGTGTTGTTCTTTCTATGGCTATGTTAAACTTTTCAGAATCTAGATTTACAAGTGATATTGCATATAAGTTTGATGAGCTTGTTGAAAATACTCATACAATTAAATTTAACGTAGAAGAACAAGTTAAAAAGTATAAGCGTAAAATAAATAAAGACACATTAAATTGGTGGGCTGAACAAGGTGAACTTGCAAAGCAGCAATTAAAACCAAGTCCTAATGACGTATCAATTGATAAATTATATAATTTTTTTATAGTAAATAAATCTGCAAATGTAAAAAAAGTATATACTCGTGGGAATACTTTTGATCCTATTTTTCTTGAATATATTATGAGACAAACCAATAATCCTATGCCGTATGATTGGTGGGAGGTTAGAGATACTCGTTCACTTATTGAAGGTTTGTCTTGGGGATCAGATTTGAAACATAGTTTTATTCCTGAAGGATGCGAAAACTTTATTGCACATGATCCAAAGCATGATATTGATATGGATGTTATGAGATTACAAGCATTAGTACAAGCTATATCATGAACCATTTTGATTATTTAAATTCAATTAACGCAACTAAAAAAGATATAATGGAAGATGATCTTGCTGAAAAAGCATATAATTCTTTCATGGTAAATCGTGGTTTGTCATATTTTAATGATACTATTTTGATGGCAAACGAAATGAACTTAAACTCTCACCTTGATAAAAAGCTTCAATATCATTTTCTTATAAATATAGTTCGGAAACGGAAACGTTTTAGCAAATGGGCAAAGCCTGAAACCGAAAGTGATATTGAAGCGGTAAAAGAGTATTATGGTTATAATAATGAAAAGGCCAGACAAGCTCTAACCCTTCTATCGCCTGAAAATATAAACATAATAAAACAAAAGGTGAATAAAGGTGGAAGAAGAAAATAAATTGATTGAGTGGGTTCCAGCTATGATGCTTGAAGTCACACTAAACGAGCCAGACGATTTCCTGAAAGTAAGAGAAACATTAACACGAATTGGTGTAGCGTCACGTAAAGACAGAAAGTTATATCAATCGTGCCATATCTTACATAAACAGGGTAGGTATTTCATTGTACATTTTAAAGAATTGTTTTTACTAGATGGGAAAAAATCTAATCTAGAAGAAAACGATGTGGCTCGTAGAAATACTATTGCTACTCTTATGAGCGATTGGGGATTAATTGAAATAGTTAATAAAGAAAATTGTGATCCTATTGCTCCTTTACGTCAGATAAAAATTATATCATATAAAGATAAGGATCAGTGGGATCTGTGTCCAAAATATAACATTGGAAGAAAATAATGAGTTATTATCTTGAAGTATTAGATGACTTCTTATCTGAAGAAGATCTTATAAGTATTGATAAAGAATTAGAAAATATATCTTGGCCAAAATTATTTCAGCGCGCAGGTTCTTATATGTATGAAAACACTGACATAGCTAATCTTCCTATTATGCAAAAAATGTATAATAAGTTTTCAACTCCAGATTTTTTGCAAAGTTTAGAAAAAAAGTTAGGGATACAAGGAATAGTTCCAGATCCATATTTAACTGGTGCAGGATATAGTGAAATAAAAGATCACGGCGATTTAAAACCTCATATTGATTTTAATTGGAACGATAATATTAAAATGTATAGAGTTTGTTCTCTTATCATATATCTTTCTAATGATTATGAAGGAGGTGAAATTTGGTTTGAAGATAGAGACCCTGTTATTACAAAAAGAAACAGAGCAATCATTTTTGAGCACAGCGAAACTATTAGACATCAAGTTATGCCGGTAAAAGGTATTAGAAGAAATTTAAGATTTTTTTATTATGCTTCAAAATTAAATCCTCCTCAAGGTTATCATAGAAGTCTTTATGGCTTAAAAAATGGAAAACCTGTAGATGTCAAAGATTAAATTATACTGTGCATGGCCAAAACTACTTGACATTAATGTCTTTGATAATGAGGATATGCAAAATGATAATAATTCTATAAGTGATTTACAATTAAATAGACAAGCATTAAATCAATATAAAGATTTAGAAGTTTTACTTTTTAATGAAAAAATTATAGATCCAAATGAAAATAATTTTTTATTAGTTTCTTGGCTTAACTTAAATGTTATATTAAATCATGATCAAAGTTATGATTATTGTTTATCAAATGATATGATTAACTTATTAAAAAAATATAATATGAAGCTCATAATAGGAGTTCCACGAGAAAATGTTTTGTGGTCTGGTATAACACAAAGATATGAAAAAGAAAAGCGCCACGCAGAAGATGCTACTGCTTACAATTTTTATAAACATATGAAAAGACAAGGCATATTAATGCTTCAGTGTGCATTTGAATCTCAGTATATGATAAAAGATAATTCTATTATTCATTGGGATTGGATTCCTGCTATTAGCGCTTTCCCAGGATTAACTAAAACTAAGCATATAACAACATTCGGTCACAAAGACTTTGTTATACCTTATCAAGAAAAATACTTTGATGAAACTGCAGGACAAAAAAAATATAAATTTATATCTTTATTGGGAAATATTGAAAGACCTGCTAGGATAGCTTTTCTTTTAAATGTTTTTAAAGAAGGGTTGTTAAACAAAAATGATCTTTGTTTTTCATGGGTATTTACTAGAAGTGAAAGCGATTTAAGTACTACCTTTGATGAAAAGTATAGAGTTCCAAGACCTCAAATAAATCCAAAGCTTTCAAAAAAATTACATAAAGAATTTATAAATTTAGTAGAAAAAAGTAATATACTAGAGTCAGATTTAGAAATACAGTGGAATACTGTTCAGCAAAATGATATCGGCCATGCTATAAATCCTCTTTATAAAAATCAATTAGAGTGGATGGCGCCTATAGAAATGACACAATCTTTAATGCAAATTGTGTATGAAACTAGACCTCATGCTCCATTTTTAACAGAAAAATTTTACAAACCTATTATATCAAAACAACCTTTTATTTGGTATTCAATTAATAACGTATTAGATTTTTTAAGAGAAGAAAATTATAAAACATATAGTTTTATAAATTATGAATATGACAGTATTTCTAATCCTATTGAAAGATGGAAAGCAGTTTATAAAGAATTTAAAAGATTATATAGTATTCCTTTTGAAGATCTTAAACAAATGATAGAAAAAGAAAAAGATATTAGTGAACATAATTATGAAGTTTTTTTAAGTAAATCAGGTTTACAAGGAAAGAAATTATATGAGCAGCTTCAACAATTTATTTAAATTTGAAAAAACTATAGCAGAATTTTTTAATTCTCGGTATGCTGTTGCTACTGATTGCTGTACTCATGCAATAGAAATGTGTTTAAGACTAAAAAAATATGACACTTTAAATATACCAGCAAAAACATACGCATCAATACCATTTATGTTAGAAAAAATTAATCATTCTTATAATTTTGTAGATAAAAATTGGAGAGATTTTTATTATGTTGCTCCTGATGTTATAGACGCCGCGGTGTTTTGGAAAAAAAATGGTTATATAACAGGAACAAAAATGTGCTTGTCATTTCATTTTAAAAAACACATAAATATTGGTAGAGGTGGAATGATTCTTTTAGATAATGAAGAAGAAAAAAATAGATTAATTAAAATGAGGCATGACGGCCGTCCAATATACGATGATGTATTATATGCTGATGAAGATATAACTGAAATAGGATATCATTATTACATGACACCTGAAACTGCAGCTACAGGTTTAAGCATTTTTGAAAATAAAAAAGATATTAAACCCATATCAAAAGGCAGTGCAGATTATCGTGATTTAAGAGAGTATAGTTATTTTAAATGAAATCCATAGCTTTTTTAGAACTTTCCCATGTATTTGCTGATCAAGCAAAGCTTCCATATTCTACTGGATGTGTTTGGAGTTATTGCAGACAAAATGAAATTATTCAAAAAAATTATTCATTCAATGTAAAAGATTGGTTTTATGTTTTAGATGATAATTTTTCTGTAGATGATACTGTTGAGCAATTAAAAAATATTGACATTGTTGGCGTTTCTTATTTTGTTTGGAACGTTGTTTCATCTGATAAAGTTTGCAAAAAATTAAAAGAAATTAATCCTAATGTTTTAATTGTATATGGTGGTTTAGGCACACCGCATCACGGCAGGTGTGAAGAATTTTTAAATGAAAGACCATATGTAGATGTTATTGTACATAACGAAGGCGAATATACTTTTGAAAATCTTTTAGTTTCTTTAGCAGAAGGCAAATCCTTAGAGACAGTAAAAGGAATTACAACGCAGGATTTTGTTAATCCTTTAGAAAGAAGAGTAAAGAATGTTGGTGAAATGCCAAGTCCATATTTAGATGGATTATTTGATGATCTTTTAAAAGTTGCTACGCATGATTATTTTTATGAAGGTCTTTTAGAACCAGATAGAGGTTGTCCTTATTCTTGTACTTTTTGTGAAGTTGGAGATACTTTTTTTAATAAAGTTGAAAAGCAACCACTAGAAAAACTATATAAAGAAATAGATTGGATATCAGATAATAAAGTTCCTTATGTTCATATTGTAGATAATAACTTTGGTATGTTTAAAACACATATGGATTTAAGTCAATATATAATTCGTAAAAGAGATGAAACTGGCTTCCCAAATTCTTTAAATTTTAACTGGGCTAAAGCTAAAAAACCTTGGTTGTTTGAAATTGCAAAAGTTTTACAAGACGCTAGGTTAAATAAAGGAGTTACTATAGCTTTACAATCTTTAAACGAACCAACTTTACAAGCTATTAAAAGACCTAATCCAGAGTTTAAAACGCTAAAGGATACTATTGAAAAGTTAAAAGAATTAAAAGTTCCTGCTTATGTTGAACTAATTATTGGGCTTCCTTTAGAAACTTTACAAACTTTTAAGGATGGAATCTTTTATTTAATAGATGAATTAGATTACCATCACTATGTTGGAATGTATAATTTAGTTTCTTTACCTAACACGCCATTTGGAGATCCAGAATATTGTAAGAAATACGACATAAAAACATCTAAAACTTTACCAGCTTTTGTTCATCATATTAATGCCGATGCAAAACTATGGGAAGATTCAAATGAAATTGTAACATCTACAAGTACAATGACATATGAAGATAACATAGAGATGACTCTATGGAGATGGTTCATGCAATCTACTCATTTTTTAGGATGGACACGTATAGCTTTTTTAGAATTAGAAAAACAAGGTATAACTGCAAGAGATTTTTATACTAAGCTTTATGATTATATGTTAAATAATGATATACTTTTAAGAAAAGAATATTATATCACAAAAGATCTTATGGAAAAAACTTGGAGAAGAGAAATAGCATGGGGCAGAAAAAATTTAGATATATCTCAAATGTATTGGGACTATGAAGAATCAACTGCAATTATTATAGCACAAAACAAAAAATTATTTTACAAAGAACTTGAAGACTTTATTTCAAAAACATATAAAATTAAAAATACCAAACAAATTATTCAAAAAAATTATGATAAAATGAAAGATCCCTATGTAGAATATAATGGTGATATTGAAAAATGGGCAAAAGAGTGCATTTGGTGGGGAAGAAGAGTTGAATGGTTTTTTGTAGATGAATTTATTTAAAAAAATGAATACCGGCTATTTAAATTTGGTATAGCTATAACTATATAAATACTATTGGAGTGCGGATGGTCCGGCTCTATTTTAATCTTGCTTGTATAAAGGAGATAACTATGACAGGCGTACAATCACTTTTTCCATCTTCAGCTTTTGTTGGATTTGATCATTTACTAAACGAACTTGATTACGTAGCAAAACATGCTCAAGATAATTATCCACCTCACAACATTCTTAGAACAGGCGATCAAGATTATTTGATTGAACTTGCTGTTGCGGGGTTCTCTCGAGATGAGCTTACAATTGAAGTAAAAGATCGTACACTAACAGTAAGTGGAGAACATAAATCAAAAGGTCGCGAGTATATTCACCGTGGTATTTCTACGAAGAAATTCAAACGCACCTTTAGGCTGTCGGAACACGTACACGTAAACGGAGCAGACTTAGTGGATGGGGTATTGTCAGTAGTATTGAAATACGAAATCCCAGAAGCCTTGCGTCCTCGTAAAATCGAAATCGGTCATTACGAGGAATTAGCAAATGACACAGACACTAAACAACTTCTTCAAGAAGTTAATTAACGATTATTATATGGCTAAAGCAATTAAATCAACAGAAAAAGAATTGCGTAAGCTATCTGATAAAGAATTGAACGACATTGGTATTAACAGAGGCGATATCTATGCCATCGCTAGACAAGATGCAGAAATGAAAAGAACAAACGTTGATGCACCTTTTAACCCTAACCTAAGAGGATTTGTCTAATGGCTTTTTATACTGAAACAGTTACTATCGATCATCGTTCAACATTCCAAAAACTTTGGGCTGGCTTTTTAAGATGGACTGAAGTTGTTGGATATAGCAGAGCAGCTGCTCATTTTGCAAGCCAAGGTCAATATGATCTAGCTAAGAATTGCATGATGCAGGTTGCAAAGCTGAAAAGCTAATAGAAGAAACTTAGCTAAGGGGCTGTTATGGCCCCTTTGATTACAACACAGACACAGGAGAAATAATATGTCTAACCCTTATCAAATCCGTACAGATGTTCTAGCAATGGCAAAAGAAATGCTAGACAAGCAATATGATATGCAAATGTCACTTGCTCATCAAGCAATGGATATGTACAAAGAGAACGCAGAACAAGCACTAGAAGCTTATAAGAAATACGTTCCAAAAGCAATTACTCCAGAGGAAATTAAAGAACAAGCTGAAAAACTTTATGAGTTTGTTTCAGAAAAAAAGTAAAAAAAGTGGTTTACATTTAGTTTAAACTGTGGTAGACTGATTCTATCATAAGGAGGAACTAATATGATTGCTGAATATACTTTTGATTGTGCTTGGGATTGTCCACTTGGTGATTTTCTTGAATTAATCGAAAAATATCAACTCACTCTAAAATCATTTATTGCAAATGGTCCTGGTGGTGGGAATCCAGAAATCACTGTAACTGGTGATCTCAACAACATAAATCTTTTTTCTCGAATTATCAATCAATAACAAATTAGGGGTGTACAACACCCCTTTTTTATGATAGAATAGAATCCTAAGATGGAGGTAACACTTTGGCATTCTATACTTCTGTGAATCGTTATGGCAATTCTATTTTGTATCGTGGTTATACGGACAATGGTACATCGATTTCAGATCGAATTAAATTTCAACCAACACTATTTGTAAAATCAAAAGATCCAAGTGAATGGACGTCTTTTGATGGTGATGATATTAAACCTGTATCTTTTGCTGACATGCGTGAGGCAAAAGACTTTCTTCAAACATACGAAGAAATGGATAACTTTAAAGCTTACGGTACTACAAACTATATTCATCAATTCATTACGGAAAAGTTTCCAAATGATATTCAGTTTGAACGTAATCATGTAAACGTTGTCAACTTCGATATTGAGGTTGCAAGTGATGATGGATTCCCTACACCTGAAGAAGCTGCGTATCCTATTATCTCAATCGCTCTTAAGTCTAGTAAATCTACAATCTATCAGGTATGGGGTTTAGATGCCTACGATCCTGCTGAGACTGAACTGGACCTTGACGGAGCACTGATTCAATATCACCATTGTGAGTCTGAGGAAGATCTTCTAGTAAAATTTATTAGTTACTGGTCTAAGAATTTTCCTGATGTAATTACTGGTTGGAATACTCGCTTCTTTGATATTCCATATCTTGTAAATCGTATTCGTTTGCTTGGATCTGAAGAAGCAGTTAAACGTTTGTCTCCTTGGAAACTAGTTAATCAACGTAATGTATTCAAAGGTGGTCGTGAATTACCTGGATATGAAATTGTTGGTATTCAACAAGCAGACTACTTAGAATTATTTCAAAAGTTTGGATACTCATATGGTCCACAAGAATCATATAAACTTGACCATATTGCTTATGTAGTGTTAGGTGAAAAAAAATTATCTTATGAAGAGTTTGGTAATCTATATACGCTATACAAAGAAAACCATCAAAAGTTTATTGACTATAATATTAAAGACGTTCAGCTTGTTGATCGTATCGACGAGAAAATGGGTTTGATTTCTTTAGCATTAACTATGGCTTATAAAGGTGGTGTTAATCTTAATGACACGTTTGGAACTACAAGTATTTGGGAATCGATTATTTATCGTAGACTGTTAAGTCAAAAGATTGTATCACCTATTAATCAAATTCAAAAAGTTCCTTATGCTATTGTTGGTAATCCTGATTCTGATAATCGCCAATCAATTGCAGGCGGTTATGTAAAAGATCCTCAAGTAGGTGGTCATGATTGGGTAGTGTCTTTTGATTTAAACTCACTATATCCTAATATTATTGTTCAATATAATATTTCTCCAGAAACTTTGTTACGTAATCGTCATATTAGATTTCCTTCTGGACCAGAAAAGTATTTAAATAATAATGATAAAGTTGATGATACATATTCTGTTACAGCTTCAGGTGTACCGTTTGTAAAAGATAAGCAAGGTATTATTCCAGAATTAATTGTAGATTATTATGCTGAACGTTCACAAATTAAACGTAAGATGTTGGATGCTAAATCTGAATATGAGAAAACACATGCTAAACATCTTGAAGCTGAAATTAATCAGTTAGAAAATAATCAGATGGCAATTAAAATCTTGCTTAATTCTCTTTATGGTGCATTAGCTAACAAATATTTTAAGTATTTTGATAATGCACTTGCTGAGTCTGTTACTTTAACAGGTCAACTTTCGATTAAGTGGGCAGAAAAAGCCATTAACGAAGAAATGAATAAGATACTTAAAACAGATAAAGATTATGTATTGGCTATTGATACTGACTCTGTTTATATTAACATGGGTCCTCTTGTTGATAAATTAAAACCTAATAATCCAGTTCAAGCTCTTGATAAAATTTGTCAAGATCACTTTGAAAAAGTTATCGCGGCAGCTTATGACAAACTTTTCCATAAAATGAATGCCTTTACCCCTCGTATGGAAATGGGTCGTGAAGTCATAGCTGACCGCGGTATTTGGACTGCGAAAAAAAGATACATTCTAAATGTGCATAACAATGAAGGTGTACAATATGCTGAACCTAAGTTAAAGATTATGGGTATTGAAGCAATTAAATCTTCTACACCCGAAGTTGTACGTGATAAGTTCAAAGCAATTTTTAAAATAATGGTAACTGGAGATCAGCAATCTACACGTCAATTTATTGATGAGTTTCGTGATTGGTTTAAAAGCCTGCCCCCTGAAAAAGTTTCTTTTCCTCGTGGTGTAAGCCAAATTGATAAATGGAAAGATCGTAAAAACATATATGCTAAGGGAACACCTATTCATGTTCGTGGTGCTTTACTTTATAACCATGAACTAAAAGATAAAGCATTAGATAAACGTTACGGCGCTATTCAATCAGGTGAAAAGATTAAATTTACTTATTTAAACATGCCTAATCCTATTCGTGAAAATGTTATATCTTTTCCTGAATATTTGCCACCTGAGTTTAACCTTCATAAATACATAGACTATGACACACAATTTGAAAAAACTTTTATTGAACCAATTACTCCTATATTAGAAGCTGTTGGTTGGTCACTAAAAGAAGAAGCAACGCTTGAGGAGTTTTTTGCATGAATTATATTTTTGATGTTGATGGAACACTTACTCCAAGTAGGAGAAAAATGGATTCACAGTTTGCAGCTTGGTTTGAACACTTTGCTACTCATAACTGTGTTTATCTTGTAACTGGTTCAGATAGAGAAAAAACTATTGAACAAATTGGAGAACCATTGTACAATCTCGCATACATGGTTTATAATTGTTCTGGTAATTCTGTTTGGCAACAAAATAGAAGTGTAAAAGAAAATGATTGGCGACTACCAGATAGTGCTAGAAAATGGTTACTAAATGAATTAGATAGTAGTAGGTTTTATAGAAAAACTGGACTACATATTGAAGAAAGACCGGGTATGGTAAATTTTAGTATTGTTGGTCGTAACTGTAATATTGAAGATAGAGCCATGTATAGACAGTGGGATGAGCATAAAAGTGAAAGGAAAATTATAGCAGAAAAATTTAGAAATAAATTTGGTTTAGAAGCACAGGTTGCAGGTGAAACTGGAATTGACATTTATCCTGTTGGTGCAGATAAAAGCCAGGTTGCTGAGTGGGTTGAAAAGCCAATTACATTCTTTGGTGATAGTATGCAACTTGGTGGTAATGATTATCCTTTAGCACGAGCCTTAGAAAAATATAAAGACTGTAAATCTATCCAAGTAAAAGATTGGAAAGATACATTTGAAATTTTAACTGGAGAAAAAGTATGAGCGATTGGGCAAACGATATTTACATGATGCATAATAAATATGGCGTCAAAGAATGGTTTGAAAAAAATAAACATGATAAAGAATTGATGCGTAAGTATCTTATGTTTCGTATGTTAATGATTAATGAAGAATTACATGAAACACTACAAGCACTAAATACTGGAAATGCCGAAGAAATTGTAGATGGTCTAATTGACTTATGTGTTTTTGCGATTGGTACGCTTGATGTATTTAATGTCGATGCAAATAAAGCATGGGATGAAATTTATCGTGCTAACATGGATAAAAAAGCTGGTGTAAAACCTGGCCGCCCTAATCCATTTGGCTTGCCAGATTTATTGAAGCCTGGAGGATGGAAAGGTCCTAACCATGAAGGTAACCACGGTGATCTCAACAACAGTTTTTAAGTCAGTATATGACAATAAAACACATCGGCGTATGGATTTCTCGAGCTTTAACGAGTTTGAGAAATTTCTATATGATTTATCTAAAGTACATAAGAAAGGTAAAAAAGATGCACAACTTATATCACCAGCTACTTATGAGCCTAACACGACTAGGTCAAACAAAAATGTGGTTGATTGGGGAGGTTGGTGTGCTGTTGATGTTGACGATCATGAATTTAAGGGTGACTTAAAAAATGAGCTTATTAGTCGTTATGGTAAATACACTTTTGTTTGTTATTCTACTGCAAGCAGCAAATCTGACTTACCAAAGTTTCGTATGGTCTTCCCAACTAAAACAAGAATTAGATCAGATAACATCAAACATTTCTGGTACGCACTTAACACAGAACTTGGATCCATTGGTGATAAACAAACTAAAGACCTATCACGCATGTATTATATACCTGGTGAATACTCTGGCGCTTTCAACTTTATCTTTTCTAATTTTGGCGATTATATAAATCCAGAAGAATTAATGAGTAAACATGATTATGTTGAGAAAAAAGCAAGCTCTTCTTTTCTTGATCGATTGCCTGAAGATTTGCAAAATCAAATTATAGAATATCGTAAAGCTCAACTTGACAATACTAATATTACTTGGACTGGATATCGTGATTGCCCGTTTTTTCCTCGTAGACTTGAGGCTGAATATAAAACTATAAGTAATACGGGATGGTACCATAAGATGTATCAAATTATGGTAGCCGTTGCAAGTAAAGCTTTGCAAAATAAGTATCCAATTACATCTAAAGAAATAGCAGATTTGTGTCGTGAGCTTGATTCTGAAACTGGTAATTGGTATGCTAATCGTCCACTTGAAGTAGAGGCTGATAGAGCTTTAGAATATGCATATAAAAATGCATAAAATGGTTTACATTTAAAAAGAAATATGGTAGTATTATATTATGGATTATGAAGCATTTGTATATCTGTGGACAAACACAGTAAATAATAAAAAATATATTGGCTATCATACTGGTAGTGAATATGATGGATATGACACCTCTGCAACTTCTAAAGAAATGAATGAAGCTTTTGCTAGAGGAGAGTTAAAACGTGAAATAGTTGCCTACGGGACAACGCAAGATATGATAGCTTTGGAGAGAAAAATGCTACTTGAAGTTGATGCCAGAAATAACTCTGAATATTATAATAAATCTAATGGTGGGGGTAAAGATTTAAAAGGATTTATTAAACCTTCACTCGATACACTACAAGAACAAATTTTAAATAAGTCTTTTAATATTCAATCAGTTGAAAAAGATTCTGTCGCAGCCTATGATAAATTTCAAGTACGATTTAATGAGATTGACTCTAAGCATTTAAAAAATATTAAAGAAAAAATCGATGACTTAAATGGTGATACTAGCGATTTTGAACCCGTAAATGTTTTAGAAGATTATAATGGTAAAGGATTACATCTAATTTTAGATGGAAACCACCGCATCACTGCTACGTTAATGTCAAAACGAGCTAAGTATCTTCCTGTACAATACATTCCAAAATCTGCGTACAAAGCATTTACTACTCTTGAATTGGAAGCTCTTGCTAATCGTTTGAATCCTTTACCAGACAAACCTGCTTTGTCTGTAAACAAAGATGATGCCATTAAGTTTATTTTAAAACGTAATGAAGAAGGATTAGAAATTAGTTCTGAACAAAATATTCAAGAGCTTTTAAGCTGGGGATTTACTAAAAAAGCAGCTAATGGTGTTATCACAACTGCACAAACACAAATAGAAAATTCTATTGCTATTCCTCCTGGAGCAGTATGGATTAATTGGAAAGATAAACGTAAGAAACAATTAGAAAGTATTGTTGAGCAATATAGAGATAAAGATACTGTTGCTATACATGCTTCTTCCGGCGGTTTTCGTTTAGATCGTTTGCTTGAAATTTCTGCAGACTTTCCAAAGAAAATGAAAGCTGTAGTTGTAATGTATCACCCAACACCCGCAGCAGAGAAAAAATGGTTTAGAGAATATTTGCCAAAACATGAAAAAACAATTAAAGCTCGTATTAACATGAGAATTAATTTTATTTATCTTGAAACTATTGACTATAACGCTGGTTTACAAGATTCATTAAATGTGGTAGAATAGTAAAATAATACTTGGAGTAATATATGAAAGAATCACTTAAAATCCTGCAAAAAGCTGCAGAAGTACAAACTAAAAAAGGTAATGATTACCAGAATCCAAACTCACGAGTTCGTCAAGCTGATTATTATCCTCGTGGTTGTGCAACTCTTCTTGACACAATGGCTGCGAAAGTATTACGTATGCAATCAGTGCTTGAAGCTATGGAGCTAGATCCAAACTATTCACCTAACTTCGAATCACTTGAAGATTCGTGTATTGATATTATTAATTACGCATCTTTCTTTGCCGCTTACATGAATGGTGGTATTGATGGCCAAGATCCTAATCGCGATTTTCTAAATCGCCCTAAAAAAGTAGTAAATGATGAAGACTCTTGAAGTAAAACAAAATAAACATGGTGAACTGTACATTGAGTTTCCAGATGAATTGCTTAATCAAGTAGGTTGGGATGATGGGGACACTTTACTATGGGAAGAATTACCAAACGGTTCATTTTTAATAAAGAAAGAAGAAAATGAAGATACTAATAATGGGACTTCCGGGATCAGGGAAGACACACCTAGCTAAAAGATTGCAAATACATTTAAACTGCGCTTGGTATAATGCTGACAAAATAAGAGAAATGGCTAACGATTGGTCTTTTACACCTGTAGGTCGTAGACGTCAAGCTGAACGTATGAATACTATTGCTACTTTTGAAGCAGTAAGAGGTCGTACTGTTATTTGTGATTTTGTCTGTCCAACAGGAAAAACTCGTGAAGAGTTTAATGCTGATATTACTATTTGGATGAACACAATAGAAGCAGGTCGTTTTGATGATACAAATAAAATCTTTGAAGAACCAACAGACTTTGATTATGTTATTGAATCATTCCAAAGTGATGAATGGATTTTAGATTTAGCAAAAAGAATAAAGGAAACATATCATGTTTGATTGGAAAAAACCTACGGTACAAATGTTAGGAAGATGGCAACCTTGGCATGATGGTCACACTGAATTGTTTAGAAAAGCTCACGCTATGACAGGACAAGTAGCAATTATGATTCGAGATGTTGGTGGAATTGTTGGCGAAGATGCAGGCGGTGGAAGAACTGCTACACAAGACGACAATCCTTTTGACTTTAATACCGTTTCTGCAAATATTAGTATTGCCTTAGCAAAGGAAGGTTTTTATGGTGGACAAGATTATATTGTTATGCTTGTTCCTAATATTGTAGATATTAGTTATGGACGTGGTGTTGGATATACTTTCACTCAGCATGATCTTGGTGAGAAAATTCATGATATTTCTGCTACTAAGATTAGGGCAAAAATGAGAGAAGAAGGAAAGTTATAATGCTACCTGATGAAATGGAAGCAGAAAAAAATAGAAAAATTATTTTATCTCAAGCTGAGCAAATAGAAGTTCTTAAAGAAAATGTTAGGCAGTTGCAAGAGCAACTACAAGCTTCATATATAAAAATAAAAAACTTGACTAACGCAAAAGAAACTACTCCTATTGATAGGAATTTTACTAAATGGTAAGAATTATAGCAGGTCCATGCCAGCACGAATCTCTTGAACAATCATTAGAGATTGCTAAAGAATGTAAACGTGTATGTGACTTGTATGAATTTAATTATTATTTTAAAGCAAGTTTTGACAAAGCTAACCGTACGCATATTAATAGTACTCGTGGCATAGGTCCTAATCCATGGGAATCGTTTTTTAAAACACTAAAAGATTTTAAAAAGATAAAAAAAACTTTAGATGTTAAAATACTTACCGATATACATGAACGTTGGCAAATTGGAGATATAGTAAGAAATGGCAGTGTTGATGTTGTTCAGATACCAGCATTTTTATGTAGACAAACAGACCTAATTACTGCTGTAGCACAAATGGATATTGACGCTATCAATATTAAAAAAGGTCAGTTCATGGCTCCATGGGATATAGACGGTATTTTAAGTAAAACACAAGATCGCAAAGCAAAAGAAGTATGGATTACAGAAAGAGGTACAAGTTTTGGTTACAATACACTTGTTAATGATTTTACTGGTATCAAGTACATGCTTGATAATGCTGGTGTACCTGTGGTATTTGACGTCACACACTCAGTCCAGAAGCCTGGAGGACAAGGTAACTCTAGCGGTGGCAATAGGTCTTATGTGCCTAGTCTTTCCCGTGCCGCCGCTGCTATGGGCGTTGACAACTTTTTTTTAGAAGTACACCCTGATCCAGATAATGCTCCTTCAGATGGACCTAATATGTTAAAGCTTGAAGACTTTGCAGAAACTATTAGACAAATATATTTTATTAATAAAACAATAAAAGGATTTTAACATGGGTGAACTAGGAACAGCCATAAGCATATTAGCTTTGATTATTATTGGATTTTATATTATTGCAGTGTCGGAGATTAGAAAATGAAAGCCGGTAAAGTATGGGGATTGACAGAACAACTAGAGATGAATGGTGTTTTAGAGTTCCATAGGATTGAAATGAATAAAGGTGGTGTTTGCTCTAAGCATTGTCATGAATTTAAGTGGAATGGCTTTTATGTTGAAGAAGGTCGTATGCTTATTCGTGTATGGCAAAATGATTACGATTTAATTGATGAAACTATTTTGGAACCAGGGCAATATACGAAAGTCAAACCTGGTGTATATCATCAATTTGAATGTTTAGAAGATGGTGTTGCTTTTGAATTATATTGGGCTGAATTTAATCATAATGATATTAAAAGAGAAACGGTAGGACACGCATGAAAGTAGGTTTAACAGCATCAACATTTGATCTTTTACATGCAGGTCATATTGCAATGTTAAGAGAAGCAAAAGAAAATTGTGATTATCTTATTTGTGGTTTACAAGTAGATCCATCTACTGATCGCCCAAATAAAAATAGTCCAGTTCAAACTATTGTAGAAAGATATGCTCAATTAGCTGCAGTAAAATATGTTGATGAAATCATTGTTTATTGTACAGAAGCTGATTTACTTGATATAATAAACATGTATCCTATTGATGTTCGTATTCTTGGTGAAGAGTATAAAGACAAAGATTTTACAGGTAAAGATGAATGTAGACGTAGAAATATTCAGCTTTATTTTAATAAACGTGATCATAGATTTTCTTCATCAGGATTACGCCAACGAGTTTTTGAAAGTGAGTTAAACAAAAATGATTCTACATAGTGTAAAAGACATACGTGAATTTTTTATTAATGAATTAAATGATGAAGCATTTACTACTGATAAAACAGGTCAACAAACAATTGAATTAATTGGTGCTAGTTTTATTGCCGATGAACCTTCTATCTTTGGTACACCTAATGATGATTACATTAAAAAAGAAATTGCTTGGTATGAAAAACAATCAACAAATATTTATGATATAAATGGTACTGATGGAGATTCTCCACCTGCGGCATGGCAGTACGCTGCTAATAAGCATGGTGAAATCAATTCAAACTATGGTCATTTAATCTGGTCTGATAAATATTTTAATCAATATGGTCAAGTTCTTGATGAACTATTATTAAACCCTGATGGACGTAGAGCTACTATGATTTATAATCGTCCATCAATTTGGATGGAGTATAGTGAAAATGGAAAATCAGATTTTATTTGTACTAACGCTGTCACTTACTACATTCGTGATGGTTTACTTCATTGTGTAGTTCAAATGAGATCAAATGATGTAGTGTACGGTTATAAAAACGATTATGCTTGGCAGCTACATGTTTTAAATAAACTTTGCTTTGATTTTACTAACCTTGATCGATATGATAATGGACGAGTTATTGAGCCAGGTATGATTATGTGGCAGGTCCAAAACTTACACGTATACGAAAGGCATTTCCATCTTGTCAAATAAGTGGGACATACGTTATTTAAACTTAGCAAAAGAAGTAAGTAAATGGTCTAAAGATCCATCATCTAAAATAGGTGCTGTAGCAGTAGGATCTAAAGGACAAGTTCTTGCACAAGGTTATAATGGATTTCCTCGTGGAATATATGATGGAGAAATTCGTTACATCGATAAGCAAACAAAGTATAAGTACGTAGTACATGCTGAACAAAATGTCATATATAATGCTACATATAATGGTGTATCATTAGATGGTGCTACGTTATATGTGTATGGATTACCAGTTTGTTCAGATTGTGCTAAAGGTATTATTCAAGTTGGAATTAAAAGAGTAGTAATTCCTGTGGCTAATTATCCAGAAAAATGGATTCAATCTTTTGAAAGTACAATGGATATGTTTGCTGAAGTTGGAATAGATGTAGATATTATAGAAATGAAAACAATTTAAAATACAAAAAGTTGTTTACAAAATAAAGATTTTGTGGTAGAATGTTATTATAAAATCATAAATACATATGCATAATCAAGGACAATTATATGACTAAAATCGCCATCGTATTAGGCCGCGGCACTGAAGGTTGTGGAGTAACACAATGTGCTATTCAAATGCAAAAGGTTACCGATGCAGATATTTTTTCTGCTTATGATAAAAAGTGGGGTCGCGCTAAAGGATTAGAAATCCAAGAAAAACAATTTATGATGGGTACCGAGTGGGAACTTACGGCTGATGTTATTAACAGCAATTACGATTTAGTTATCATTTATTCTGTTCCATCAAAAGGTCATCCTCAAGATTGTCAAGATAATTTTATTCCATTCTTACAACGTATTACAAAGCGTAAATGTTTTATTAATGTTGATCATAAAGCAGCATCAATTGCACGTAATGCTAATTTAAAAGAAGTATGTGAAAACGTCGATGTGATTATGACTCATAGTTTAGAAAATGATTTTTCTAAGTTTATGAAGAAAAATAAAATCCAAACGCCGCTTACAAAAATGGGACTTGGTTTTGACTATGATGGTCATCGTCAAAAGTATTGGCGGCCTATTAAAGAACAACAAGATAATATGGTACGTTGGATTGGACGCACAGCAATGTGGAAAGGTCCAAGCTTAATGATTGATCTTCATCAAGATGCTTTAATGGAGAATGGATTTATCACGGTGTTAGAAGGCTTAGAAGCTTCTATTCAATATCCATTAGTTTTATACCGTGATAACAAAGAAGAAAATCCTATAGATCGTCGCATTGTTGAAAATTACTTTAGACCAGAAAAAAAATATAATGAAGTAAAATTCACACCAGATCTATACGGAAAAGAAGAACAAGGAAAAGGTGCTTATCTTTATCCACAATATATAAACGATGAGGCAATGATGCGATTGGCAAGATCTGCATTTGGCTCAGACCTGTACCACTTAAAAGCAGAAACATACGGCGATAACATTGAGAACTGCCATGCAGAATGCATTGCGTCTGGCACAGTTCCTTTATTCCATAAACACTTTTGCGATAATGTCATACATAAAATACAGGGTAAACCTATTAGTCAATGCCAAAATACTGGCACAATTGGTGTTGACTATTCTAACTTTTATGAGTGCCAAGATATTATGACTAAACTTAAAAATGATCCTGCGATGAGAGATGATTGGAGAGAGATGGCATTTGAATTTTGGAAGCAACATTCTAATGGAGAAGATGTTGTAAAAGAAATTGTTGATCTCGCTTTGAACACTACTAGCAACCAACCACAAGGACTCGAGGAATTTTTCACATGAGAATTTTAATTACAGGAATCGCCGGTATGATCGGCTTCCACTCAGCACGACACTTTGCTAAATTAGGATGGGAAGTACTTGGTGTTGACAACTTTAACCCATATTATAATCCAGACTTAAAAGAAGACCGCGCTGAAATCTTAAGAAAAGAACATAGCATCCCAATTATGAGAGCCGATATTCAAGACTTTGATAAGACAGATACTAATACAAACTTTTTGCATGGTGTAGATGTTGTATTACACTTAGCTGCATATGCAAATCCACGGCACGCTTTAGAAGAACCGCAGCCATATATCGACACTAACATTACTGGTACTCAACGTATTATTGAGGTCTGTGAAAAGCGCGATATTCCAGTTGTATATGCATCGAGCTCATGTGTTATGCATGGCCAGCCATTGCCTTGGAATGAGCATGATCGACCAGATTTACAAAACAATCCATATGGCTGGTCTAAACGAGCAAATGAATGTCAATTTGCTCATTCAAAAATTAAGCGTTCAGCAGGCTTACGTTTTTTTACAGTGTATGGACCATATGGTCGACCAGACATGGCATTATTTAAATTTACTGATGCTATTGTAAAAGGTGAACCAATGACTCTTTATAACTTTGGTGATATGAAACGTGATTTTACCTATGTACAAGACATTGTAAATGGTATAGAATTAGTAGTAGATAAAACAGTTAATGACACTGACACCTGGCATGAGATTTATAACATTGGTTATGGTGAACAAGTAAATCTTATCGATTTTGTTGATGAAATTGAGAAAAACTTAGACCGTAAAGGAGAGCGCATTTTGGCACCTAAACATCCCGCAGATGTCCCTGAGACTTGGTCTGACACTACTAAACTTCAGGCGTTAGGTTACAAACCAACTACTTCTATTAAAGAAGGTGTAAAAGAGTTTATTACTTGGTATAAATCATATTATGGAGTTAACTAATGAAAATGACAATTGTCGGCCACGGTTTTGTTGGTAAAGCAGTGGACTATGGATTTTCTAGTTCTGAAGTTGAAAAAACAATTATTGATCCATTGTACAATGTATCTTTAACAGATGTAGAATTAGAAGAAGACGTTACATTTGTATGTGTTCCTACTCCAATGGGTAAAGATGGTGAAATTGATTGTTCTATTGTAGTTAATACTGTTAAACAATTACTACAACGTAGATCTGGAATTATTGTAATTAAGTCTACAGTAACTCCTGATATTGTAGAAAAACTTACTAAGCGAGGAAGCGGAAGTCGAGTAGTTTATAATCCTGAATTTTTAACAGAAAAAAATGCCTGTGAAGATTTTGTAAATCCTTCTATGCATATTTTTGGAGGAAAAAAAGAAACTACTAAAAGACTTGAAGAAATTTATATAAATTATAGTATATGTAAACCTTGTCCAATTTATCACATGTCCGCAACAGATGCAAGCTTTGTAAAGTATGGGATCAATTGTTTTCTTGCTTCAAAGGTATTGTGGATGAATCAATTTTATGATGTTATTAAAGACTTTGGAGGTAATTATGGTCTTATCAGTAATGCAATTGGAACAGATCCAAGAATTGGCAGGTCACATATTAGTGTTCCAGGCTTTGATGGTAAGCGTGGTTTTGGCGGCGCTTGTTTTCCAAAAGACACGGCTGCGTTTGCAAACTTTGCGAAATCTTTTTCCGTTTTAGAAAAAGTTATTGAAGAAAATAATAACTATCGTAAAGACTATGAAAAAGATGAAAGAGAATTAGCTCAAAATGTCGTATACTCCTGATCCAGATCATTTTAAATATTATGGAAATAGATCATCTACAAGATTAAAAAATAATTATTTTCTAGATATAGAAGGAGTATTTAATTTTGATGACATTTATAGCAGTGAAGTAAATAGAATAAAAGATAGTGGAACTTTTGTTGAAATTGGAATATTACACGGTAAAAGTACTGCATGGATGGCTGAAGCAATAAAGGATAGCAATAAAAATATCGATTTTTATGCTATTGATAATAGTATATCAACATATTTAAATGAAAATCTTGAGCCAGTAAAAGACTATGTCACAATATTAGAGTCAGATTCTGTTAAAGCTAGTGAAAATTTTAAAGACAAATCTTTAGATTTTGTTTTTATTGATGGCGATCATACTTATGATGGTGTAATAAACGATTTAAAAGCATGGGATAAAAAAATAAAAGATGGTGGAACTATTGCAGGACATGATTATGTTAAAGATCATAACATAAAAAAAATTAAAGTATGGGAAGCTGTAAATGATTTTTATGGCGCAGCGAATGTAATGCAAATAAGAACTTCATGGTATATTAGAAAATGAATTATGCATCAATAGTTCCACTTATAGGTGGTGAAACAATAGCAATGGAAAATGTGTTTGGGAAACGTCCTGAATATATTTTATCTTATACGGACTTTGAAGCAAATGATAGGCAACTTCTTAATTACTATGACAATAGCGTTCCTTACTTTAAGCTTGATATGGGGCATCTTGCACCTCATAGTGTGGACATTATCAACACTGTTTGCCCTTGTGCTGGCCTGTCTTCCCTTTCTCCTAGCAGCAGCGCTGATAGCAGTACTAATGACTGGATGGTTAAATCCGCAAACTATGTTATTGAATCAATCAGACCTACAGTTTTCTGGGGAGAAAATGCTCCAAGATTAGCAAGTAAAATGGGAGAAAAAGTAGTCAGTCAATTAAGAGAGCTGGCCCGTAGAAATGGATATACATTTAGTATTTACAAAACTAAATCTATTCTTCATGGTTTAAGTCAAGTTCGTGATCGTACTTTTTATTTTTTTTGGAAAGGTAATCACGTTCCAGTATTTGAATATTATAATAGGCCTCATGAAAAAATTGAAGATACTATTCGTAATGCAGCTACTAACGAACTTGATGAAATGTTTGAGCTTCGTGCTAATGAAAATATTCCATCTAAAGAACCTTTTTATGAGTATGTTTTAGAAGAAATACATGGTGGAATATCTCATATGGAATTCTTTAATATGATTGATAAAACAACCAATCCATTACATTATATTGAAGACAAGCAAATTAATTATCATGATGTTGCGAAATGGATGGATGATAAAGGTTATGAAAACCATGCACGAAAGTGTCGCAGAATGGGAGATAAATTGAAAGCAGGTGGTAACATTATGCGGAAGACAACTGAAATCGGTAAAAACTTTATCGGTGCTTTTGTTGGACATTTCCCTATTGAACTTACACACCCTGATCAAGATCGTTATATCAATGTACGTGAAGCATTGTCAATTATGAAAATGCCAAAAGATTTCCAACTTATTGGTGGAAAGAAAAATATCAATATGATTTGCCAAAATGTTCCAGTTACTACTGCAATGGACATGGCAGAAAACGTTAAACGCTTTTTAGGTGGAGATTGTAAAACAGTTGAATCTGAATTTGCTGTACAAGATAATAAAACAAAGAAGTTCTGGTCAGAACCAGCACCATCAACACTTGAAGCGTTTTTTTAGTTTACAATCAACAATTTATATGGTAGAATATATCCATAGTAAAGGAGACTATTATGTCGATAATGGATAAACTTAAGAAAAATTCTAAGTTACAAAACACACAAGTTCTTTCGGAATCTAAATTTTTCATGGAAAAAGATATGATTCCAACAGACGTGCCTATGATTAATGTTGCACTGTCTGGCTCCGTGGATGGCGGACTTACACCCGGACTTACAGTCTTAGCGGGTCCATCCAAACATTTTAAAACTTCATTTGCTTTGCTCATGGCAGCAGCATATATGAAAAAATATCCAGACTCTGTAATGTTATTTTATGATTCAGAGTTTGGCTCACCACAAGCTTACTTCCAACAATTTGAGATTGATACAAATCGTGTTCTTCATACACCAATTACAAATGTAGAAGAACTAAAGTTTGATATGATTAGTCAATTAGAAAATCTTGATAGAGGTGATAGAGTAATTGTTGTCATTGATAGTATTGGTAATCTTGCGTCTAAGAAAGAAATGGAAGATACTTTAAATGAAAAGTCTGTTGCAGATATGTCTAGAGCAAAAGCTTTAAAAGGTTTATTCCGTATGGCTACACCATATCTTGCAATGAAAGATATTCCAATGCTAGCAGTAAATCATACTTATAAAGAAATTGGATTGTTCCCTAAAGACATTGTTGGTGGTGGTACAGGCATTTACTATTCTGCTGACAATATTTGGATTCTTGGTCGTCAACAGGATAAAAAAGGTACCGAGATTCAGGGATATCACTTTGTTATTAATATTGAGAAAAGTAGATATGTTAAAGAAAAGTCTAAAATTCCTATTACTGTTTCCTGGGACGGTGGTGTTCGCCATTATTCTGGCCTCCTTGACGTGGCTCTTGCTGGTGGGTACGTTGTTAAACCTTCGAATGGCTGGTATGCAACGGTTGATATGGAAACAGGTGAGATTGGTGGCAAAGTTAGGCATGATCAAACTTTAGAAAAAGATTTCTGGGATCCTGTTTTTAATCAAACAGACTTTAAAGAGTTTATTAAAAAACAATATTCAATTGGGTATAAAGAACAAGTTTCTATGGATGACATAGTTGTGGAGGAAGTTTAATGCCTAAAGAAAATGTGGATTATGAATTAGTCCCATCAGAAAATCATGACGATCAAGCTTGGAATGTTCGTTTTCTTTCTGGCGATTATACTGAAACTGTTATTCAATATGGCGCAATTAAATTGATAGGAGAAAATCAAGAAAAAGATGATGCTACAGAAATGTCTTTTAACTTTGACGTTGTATCATCTCCTGATCCAGATTTATCTGCTAGTGATATTAGTTTACAAAATCATGCAGGTGATGTATTATTAGATATTATAGAACAAGCAATTCTAAATGGAAGTATAGAAACTAAAGAATCCAATGAGAAGATATAAACTAAAATTATTTAATCAAATAAATGAAGCTTTAGAAGATGGTAAAAATATTTGCATTGTACATTCTTTTAGAACTGGATCTACTTCTCTTGGATTAAATATTTCTAAGTTTTTTGATATACCATACTATGATGAAATAAATCATGATAAGCATCCAGGCTATATGTCAGATGAATCAGAGAAAGAACAATATAAAAAAATAAATTTATTAGAACGCCCTTGTGTCTATAAAATTAATTCTGGTTTTTCATGGAATGATGATATGCTTAGTAATTCTTTTAAAATAAGAACATTAAGAAGAAATTCTAGATTGCAATGTGTTAGTTACGTAATGGCTCAACAAGATAAACAATGGCATAGCTATGAAGACTTTAAATTAAAAAATGATGAATATTCATATGATGCTCAAAGATTAAAAGGTACATTAGATTGGCTAGCAAAAATAAATAAAAAAACCTTGAATATTCCATGTGATAGACATTGTTATTATGAAGATCTTGTAAATAATAAAGTATTAGATCCTCATGATAAAGTTAAAAAATTACAAAAAAATTCAAATATTATAACACAAATGTTGGAATGTCTTGATGAACCTTGAGCTTTGGTTTGATAAAAATAAAAAAAAATATTATCCTCAGATACCAGATCTTAATCATATTGAAAGAAGTTTAATTGATATAGACGATTATGTTTTTAATCCTGCACAAGAAAAAATTAAATATAACATAAACATTATAAATGAAAATACATTTTATCCAGAAAAAAATAATTTAATCATTTATAATGTTGAACCATATCTTACAAATGTTCCTATTGAATCTCGTTTTGAATTAGCTATAGATAAAGTTGTTAATGAAGAAACAAAAGTGTTTGCGAAAAAACATAACTTAAAAATTATTTTATCTCATAGTAAAGAATTATTACCTTTTTGGGAACTAAATGATTGGTATCTTAATGAATATAAATTTTTAAGTATGTCATGTATGCCAGATGGTCTTATAGCTTTTGGAAAAAAAGAAATGTTAAGACAACACCCAAAGAATAAAAACATTTCTGTTCCTATTGGAGTGTATAATACAAATTATTATAGATCAGCACTTCTTATATACCTTTATCAAAAAGATTTGTTTAAAAGAGATGACGTATGGTATAGTTTGCTTTACAGACAAAATAATAGTAAACCTACTAAAAAAGATATAGTGAATTATTATAATTATATTAAATCTCAAAATTTGTTTGAGATTAATAATCATAGCACAAAAGAAATTTTAAACATATTTACTTTTAAAAAATATAACTATCTTGGTGAACTAGAAAAAAATGAATATGATGTGCATGAAGTTGATCAATATTTAGTAGTTCCTCAAATTTTATATTCTAATCTTTGTATAGTCATAGAAAGTTATGCAGCAAATGATTTAGGATTTAGTGCAGCAACAGAAAAAACTTATAAATGTATAGAAAACAAAGTACCTTTTATATCGTTTGGTCCTAAGAATTTTTATAAAGATTATGAATCTCGTGGCTTTAAATTGCATAACTACATTGATTATTCTTTTGATGTCATTGATAATCCAGATGAAAGGTTTAAAGCTTTTTTAAAAGAAGTTTCTAGATTAATTAAAAAAGATTTACACGGCTGTAAACTTCAAGACTATGATACTTTATTACACAATGCAAGTGTATATAACAATAAACTATTAAATAGCTGGAAAGATATAAATGAACTACTCGATTGAACAAACAATCATAAAAAACATACTTACTAACGAAGACTTTATGCGTAAAGTTTTACCGTTTATCAAACCTGATTATTTTGAAGGTACTTATCAAAAACTATTTAAAGAAATTGGAAAATTTGTTGCTAAATATAATAAACTTCCAAATGCTGAATCTTTTAAAATTGAATTAGATAATACAGATTCATTTAATGAAGAACAATATCGTCATGCGATTGAAGTTTTACCTCAGCTTTTTGAAAAAGAACCTACAGACCAACAATGGCTATATGATACTACTGAAAAATGGTGCCAAGATAGAGCATTATATAATGCTGTTATGGAATCAATTACTATTATCGATGGCAAACACCAGAGCTTAACTAAAAATGCCTTACCGGATATTCTCACGAAAGCGTTGGGCGTCTCGTTCGACACAAACATTGGTCACGACTATATTGAAAACTTTGAAGAGCGATATGAATTCTACCACCGAGACGAAGAAAGACTTCCTTTTGACCTTGACTATTTTAACAAAATTACGAAAGGAGGTCTTCCAAATAAAACTCTTAATATTTGCCTTGCTGGTACTGGGGTTGGTAAATCTTTGTTTATGTGTCATTGTGCTGCTTCAAATTTAGCAGATGGTAAGAACGTTCTTTATCTCACAATGGAAATGGCAGAAGAAAGAATTGCTGAACGCATTGATGCCAACTTGCTTGACTTACCTATTGATCAGATTTCAAACTTAAGTAAAGATATGTTCGCTGACCGTGTCCAAGGCTTATCAAAACGTACTAATGGTAAACTTATTATTAAAGAATATCCGACAGGTCAGGCCAATGCAGCACACTTCAGGTCACTGCTCAATGAGCTAAAGTTAAAACGATCATTTGAACCACATATTATTTACATTGATTATTTAAATATTTGTGCATCTAGCCGCATGAAAGGTATGGGTGGATCTATAAATTCTTATAATTATATTAAAGCAATTGCTGAAGAACTTCGTGGTCTTGCCGTTGAATTTGATGTACCTATTGTATCTGCAACTCAAACTACAAGATCTGGTTAT